ATCGGCTCGTGGGTCCCGGCCGGCACCAGCGGCACCCAGCCGACCCTGACCTCAGACGCGACGCACATCCGCGCCGGCGCGAACGCGATGAAGATCGTCTGGGGAACGGCGACCGGGTTCCAGGAGACCGACTGCACCATGACCGGCCTCACGGTCGGGTTCACCTACGAGTACACCGCGTGGGTCTACGTCCCCACCGGGTCGCCCGACGTGGCACCCGGCATCGGAGGCGTCGGGTACGGGACGAGCGTCGCGACCAAGAACGCCTGGGTCCAGATCCGCCAGACCTGGGTGGCCTCCTCGACCTCCCACAACCTGATCGTGCGTCCTGCCAGTCAGCCCACGGGCGGTGAGACGACGTGGGTGGACGACGTCTCGGTGCACCGCGTCCCGGTCGCCGCGGTCGAGAAGGTCGCGACGTGCGCCCTGACCGCAGCCTCGACCCTGACGGCGACCCCGACCCAGACCTTCGCGGCGAGCGTCGCGCTGACCGCCACTGCCACGCTGTCCCCCACCGGGACGGTGACCGGCGGCGGGTCGACCGTCAACGCCACGGCCGCCCTGGTGGCGGCGAGCACCCTGACGACCACCGACTTCATCACCCGGTTCACCACGGTCGCCCTGACCGCGGCCTCGACCCTGACCACCACGGGCTTCGCGACCAGCTTCAACACCGAGGCCCTGACGGCGGCCTCGACGCTGACGGTCACGGACTTCATCACGCGCTTCGCGACGGTCGCCCTGTCCGCCACGAGCACTCTGAGCAGCACCGTCACCCAGACGTTCGCCGGCGCAGTAGCGCTGGGCGCGACCTCCACGCTCACGGCTGCCGGCACCGACATCAACTTCGTCACGGCCACCTTGAGCGCGACCTCGACGCTGACGGCCGCTGGTACCGACGTCAACTTCGTCACGGTCGCCCTGACCGCGAGCTCGACGCTGACCGCGGCCGCCGTGCGCGTCCAGCTGGCGACGTGCGCGCTGACCGCAGTCGACACCCTGACGATCGCGGGCCTGGTCACCGAGAACGGCGCGGTCAACCTCTCCGGCTCGAGCACCCTGACGGCGTCGGCGTTCGTGGGCGTCGCGGCCTCGGTCGCGCTGACCGCCGCCGGCACCCTCACCACTACGGGCACGCGCGTCGTGCCCGCCACGGTGAGCCTGTCGACGACGAGCACCCTGACCGTCGCCCCGTCCCAGACCTTCGCCGTCAGCGTCGCGCTGACCGCCTCGAGCACGCTCACGGTGGCTCCGCTGGTCACGGAGAACGCCACGGCCGCTCTGGTGGCGGCCTCGACGCTGACCGTCGCGCCCACGCAGAGCTTCTCCGTGAGCGTGGCCCTGGTCGCCGCTTCCACCCTGACGACCGCTGGCGTGGTCACCGAGAACGCCACCGTCGCGCTGGTCGCGACCTCGACCCTGACCACGGTGGCCACCGGGTCGGTCGCGGCCGCGGTCGCCCTGGTGGCTGCCTCCACCCTCACCACGACCGCCTTCGTCGGGATCGCGGCCGCCGCGGCGCTCAGCGCCACGAGCACCCTGACGACCACCGGCGTACGCGGCGTCCCGGCCACGGTGTCCCTGAGCGCGACCTCGACCCTGACCGTCGTGTCCTTCCAGGGCCTCTTCGCCACGGTGGCGCTGGTCTCGGCCTCGACGCTGACCACCGCGGGACTGGTCACCGAGAACGCCACCGTCGCGCTGGTCGCCTCGAGCACGCTCACCACGACGGGCGTCCGGGAGCAGCCGGCCGCCGTCGCCCTGGTCGCGACCTCCACGCTCACCGTCGCGGCCCTCCAGAACTTCTTCGTCCCGGTCGCCCTGACGGCGGCCGCCACGCTCACCACCGCGGGCGTGGTCACCGAGAACGCGACCGTGGCCCTGACGGCCTCGAGCACCCTGACCACGAGCGTCTTCCTGGTCCAGGCGGCCTCTGTCGCGCTGGTCGCGAGCTCTACGCTGACCACCGCAGGCGTGCGGTCGGCCGTCGCCACAGCGGCGCTGAGCGCGGCGAGCACGCTGACCGTCTCCCCGATCCAGGGCTTCTTCGTCGCGGTGGCTCTGACCGAGACGGCCACCCTGACCGTCGCGGGCGTGCGCGAGGCGGCCGCCACCGTCGCGCTGACAGCTGCCGCCACCCTGACGACCGCCGGGCTGGTCACCGAGAACGCCGCGGTGGCGCTGACCGCCACGTCCACCCTGACCACAACCGGCACCGTCACGAGCTCGGGCGTGCGCGCGGACCTGGTGGCCACCTCCACGCTGACCGTGGCCGCCACGCTGGTCCAGGTCGCCACGGTCGCGCTGAGCGCCGCGAACACGCTGACAACCACCGGCTTCGTCACCGCGGTCTCGACGGTCACTCTCAGCGCCGCCTCGACGCTGACCGTGACGCCCACTCGAGTGGTCACCCCCTCGGTCGCGCTGAGCGCCGCCTCGAGCCTGACCATCGCCTACTTCACCGAGCAGTTCGCCACGGTCGCGCTGACCGCGGCCTCGGTCCTGACTTCCACCGGCGTCCGCGTGGTCACCCCTTCCATCGCGCTGAGCGCGGCGAGCACGCTGAGCGTCGCCGTCACCCAGACCTTCGCGGTCTCCGCGGCCCTGAGCGCCACGAGCACGCTGACGACGGCCGGCACGGTGGCCGGAGCCACCTCGATCGCCCTGGTCGCCACCTCCACACTGAGCGCGACCGTCACCCAGACCTTCGCGGTCTCGGTCGCCCTGGTGGCTGCCTCCACGCTGACCACCGCCGGCATCCGCTCCGCGGCCGCCACGGCAGCGCTGAGCGCTGTCTCCGCCCTGACGGTCGCCGGCACGCGCGAGCAGTTCGCCACCGTGGCCCTGAGCGCTGCCTCGACCCTGACGACCACCGGTACCGCCGTTCGGGTGGCGGCGGTCGCTCTGAGTGCCGCCACGTCGCTGACCGTGGTCGCGACCCTCGTCCAGATCACGACCGTGGCGCTGACCGCCACCAGCACCCTGACGACGGCCGCGAGCGTCACCGGGAGCTCGAGCGTCGCGCTGAGCGCCGCCGGAACCCTGACGGTGACCGGGGTGGTCTCCAAGGTGGCCGTGGTGGCCCTGAGCGCCACGGAGACGCTCTCGGTCGCCGGTACCCGTGAGGTCACCCCCAGCGTCGTCCTGAGCGCCGTGGGGACGCTCACGGCCGTCGCCGCGGTCCTGCGCGCGGCCTCGGTCGCGCTGAGCGCCTCGAGCACACTGAGCGTGACCGCGACCCGGGCCCTGTTCGCCGTGGTCCTGCTCTCCGCGACCTCGACCCTGACCGCAGCGGCCTACTCCCTGGTCGCGCCCTACCCCCACGGATCGCGCTCGAGCACCCGGGGTGGCCCAGGCCGCACGAGCGGGGTCGGCGCGCCGCGCACGACGGGCGTGCGCCCGGTCTCGACAGGCTCCGGCGCGCTCGGTCGCACCGGGGTCACCACGGTCCGCAAGCCTTGATGGTCAGGAGACGATGAAGCCATGGCGCCCGACATCCTCATGCGGTTCGGGGACACCGTCCCGGTGCTGCGCCGCACGCTCGAGATCGACGGATCCCCCGTCGACCTCACCGGCGCCACCCAGGTCCTGTTCAAGGCCGCCGGGTCCTCCGGGACGGTCATCTCGGGGGTCTGCACCTTCGTGGACCGGCCTGGTGGGACGGTCGACTACCAGTGGTCGTCCGGTGACGCCCTGGTGCCGGCGGGCTTCTACCAGGCCTGGTACGAGGTCGACTACCCCGGCTCCGGGGTGCTCACCGTCCCGAACTCGACCTACCTCGCGCTGCAGATCTCCTCGATCGCGCAGGGCGCCTGGTCCTACTCGGGGGACCCCAGCCACAGCCCGCGCGACGGGGTCCGGTTCTACCTGCAGGACACCGACGCCGCCGACCCGCAGATCAGCGACGGGGAGCTCGACTTCCTCATCAGCGACTGGTACCCGGTCACCGGGTCCTACATCATCGTGGCCGCGGCGGCCGCCGACATCCTGAGCACGCGCTACGCCGGCCAGGCGTCCGTCTCGGCCGACGCGGTGATCGTGGCGCTCGAGCAGCTGCAGGACAAGTGGGCCGCGGCCGCCGCCCGGCTGCGCGCGATGCAGGCCCGCAAGGACATCGGCGGGCCCGACGTGGGCGGCGTGGGCCTCTACGACCAGCCCGACCCCAGCGAGAAGCCCAAGAGCTTCGACAAGGGGATGCACGACAACCGCTGGGCCGGGCAGCAGGACTTCGGTGACAGCGTCCCCGACCCGGTCAGCCCGCTCTACGGCGACCCCATGGGGTGGTGGTGAACCGCACCGTGGCCTACGCGCGCAAGATCGCGCGCGCGCGGGCCGAGGCGAACATGGAGGCCATGGTCGACATCAACCGGATGACCTCGCCGGTCGACGTCGACAAGCCGAGCCTGCGCGCGCGCGAGCGCATCGTCCAGCACATCTACACCGGGAAGGCCTACATCCACGCCCTCTCGGGCGGCGGGGACACCTACATCGGGGACGCCGGCATCCCGCTGCGGACCACGACCATCTCGATCCCGGCCGAGCCCAGCCCGTACTTCGAGTCGATGCCGCGCGTCGACGACGTCATCACCGTCACGCTCTGCGACTACGACCCGAGTCTGGTCGGGCGCGTCTTCCAGGTAGTGGTGCTCGGCGGCGGGGGTCCGATCCGGTCCACCCGCGAGCTCGTCTGCACGTCCTGGGGCGACTCGAACAACTGGGAGCAGGAGCCGGCGGGATCATGATCTGGATCGCCTCCAAGGCCTTCGTCATCGCCTTCGGTGCCGTCTTCACCGTGGCCGTGCTCGTCGTGGTGGCCGTGGACCAGGTCGACCGGAAGCTGAGGCCCCGATGACCGCCGCGAGCGCCGACCTCACCGCGCTGGCCCAGGACCTGGCCTCCGCCTCGGGCCTGGGGATCGAGCGCGCGGCCGCCGAGGTGATCCGGGACGCCGCGCACGGCATCCAGAGCCTGGCGATGCAGTACGCCCCGGTGAAGACCGGCGCGCTGCGGGCCTCGATCCAGGCGAGCTTCGACGGCGCGCTGCGGGTCACGATCGGTCCCACCGTGGCCTACGGCCCGTACCAGGAGTTCGGCACCGCGACCAGGGGCGAGTTCCCGGGTCCGGCCTACACCATCAAGCCGCGCAACGCCGCGGCGCTGAGCTTCATCTCGCACGGCAAGCGGGTGGTGACCATGAAGGTGACCCACCCGGGCGTTCCCGCCAAGCGCTACATGCGGCGCGCGGTCGAGGTCGAGTTCGGCCCGGTCGCCCAGCGCCTGGCCGACGCCGGCGCGCTGATCATCACGAAGGGGCCGAACGGATGACCGTCTACCCGCTGCAGCGCTACCCGGTCACCCAGGCCCTGCTGGCCGCGGTCAAGAGCGCCGGCTACCCCAGCGATGTGGCCCTGATCCCCAAGGACGGCGGCTGGCGCTCGGGAGCCCCCGCGGGGCCGAACTCGGTGTTCGAGCCCTACTCGACCATCATCCCGCGCACGGCCTCGTTCTCGATCGGCTCGATCGCGGACGTCCAGGGGGACTGGCACCTGCCCTACGACCTGAACTACTACTCGCTGCGCGGCGACGAGACCGAGCTCCTCGCGGACACCGTGAGGGTTGCCGCGGCTGGCATGGTGGGAAGCAGCATCACCGTGCAGGGACCGTCGTACAGCGTCATCAAGATCAACGTGGCCACCGTGGGCCAGATCTCCCGGGTGGATCTGTCCGACCCTCCCTTCTACATCCAGACCGACACCATCGAGGTGTGGGTCGCGAAGGAGCCGTCATGAGCGAGGAGCAGGTCTGGGTGCACCACCCGGAGCTGGACCGCTGGTCCGAGGTCGCGGAGACCTCGCTGGACACGTGGGCCGACCTGGGCTGGGAGTACCAGCCGGACGGCCCCCCGAGCGCCAAGTTCGACGAGGCCGTCCTCACCCCGGTGGTCGAGATCGACGCGGCGCCGACCACGACGCCCGACACCGCCAAGGTCGAGGACCCGCCGGAGGTTTCGATCCAAACCCCGGAACCGCCAGCCTCGACAACCGCCGCATCCTAGAAGCAGGACCGCGGAACCCCGCAGGAGGACTGAATGTCGCGCATCATCCCCAACGACGCGAGCTACATCGCGTTCGCCAACTCGGCTGGCATCGCGTCCGCCGCGCTGGTTCCGACCGCGGCCGAGGTCACCGCTGCGGTGAACCTCACCTCGTTCGTCATGAGCATCAACGCCACCACCCAGGGCAACGTGCTCCCGACGCCGGCCTTCGACTCGTTGTTCGAGACCAGCGCGGTCGGCACGTCCACGGCGACCTTCACGGGCGACTTCTACCGTGACGACACCACGGACACGGCCTGGACCACGCTGCCCCGCAAGACCAAGGGCTTCTTCATCATCTCGCGCTTCGGCGGCTCGGGCGCGCTGCACAAGCCCACCACCGGCGACACCGTCGAGGTCTGGCCCACGATCGTGGTCGCGCGCTCGATGGCCGGCATGGCCAACAACACGCTGCAGACCTTCCAGGTGACCTGTGCGATCAACAAGGAGCCCAACGAGGCTGCGGTCGTCACCTGATCGGTTCTCCCTTGGTGGGGAGTGCACGGAGGCAGCACCGCGGCTCTGAGCCCCGTGGTGCTGCCTTCGGCGTCTCCGGAGGTCTACCCTGCGCTCAGGTACCCCCACCACAAGGAGATCCGATGCCCAAGGACGAGACCACCGTGCTCGAGGCCCGACAGGAGCAGGCCGCCGCCAGCCGGCGCGCCACCCTGGCCCTGCTCAAGGGCAAGAAGCGCGCCCAGCGCGAGGTCCTGGTCGAGATCCCGGGCGAGAACGGGCCCGAGGAGGCCTCGTTCCTGTTCCGCGCGATCAGCCGCAAGGAGTACGACGCGCTCATCGACGACCACCCGCCGACAAAGGCCGGGGTCGCGCGCGGGGACGTCTTCAACATGGACACCTTCGCCCCGGCCCTGCTGTCCAAGGTGATCATCGAGCCCAAGATCGCGGACGAGGACTGGCGCGACCTGTGGAAGTCCCCGGACTGGTCCTCCGGCGAGCTCAACGGCCTGTTCGTGACCGCCGCGGGCCTGTGCAACAGCGGCTTCGAGCTGGTCCCTACTACCGGGACCGACTGAGGCACGACCGCCAGCTCGAGATCGAGCTGACGATCTGCTCCGAGTACCACCTCCCCCACTCGGAGTTCCTCGGTTGGTCCCCGCTGGACCAGGCCAAGGCGGTGGCGATCTTCGCGCACAAGAACGAGCGCTGCGCCTTGTGCGGGACGGCAGACTGGGAGTGGGACCCCGCACAGGGTGGGTCCCGGTTCGCCTACGAGCCGGTGGAGAAGCTGTGTCAGGGCTGCTACGTCAAGCACGAGCAGGGGTCGGGGAGTCCCGGCACCTCGCTGGTGCTCGAGCCCACCGGCACCCAGGAGTCGGCGCGTCGGCAGCTGGCCCAGGAGCACGCCTTCCGGGCGCACCAGCGCCAGGTCGTCGAGGCGAAGGCTGCGCGCGCCGCGCGGGAGGCGGCCGCCGAGGCAGGGGTGCAGGTGATCGCGCGTGAGTGAGGACGCCACCCGCAACGCCAACGTCACCCTCGATGCCAACGTCGACGGCTACCGCCAGAGCATCCAGGGCGCGAGCAAGGACACCAGCAGCCTGATCCAGTCCGTGGACGCCCTGGCGTCCAAGCTCGACGGACTGCAGCGCCGGGTCTCCAAGCGACTGACCCTGTTCGGCGCGGCCGACCTGGCGATGATGACCTCGATGGTCGCGGTCACCGCGTCCTACCAGAAGCAGCTCACCACGCTGAACTCCCAGGCCGCGATCAGTGGCAAGTCGGTCGGCCTGATCAGCAACTCGATCCGGCAGATGACCCGAGACATGCCGGTCGCGCGCGGGGAGATCACGGCCACCGCCACGGCCATCTCGAAGATGGGCGTCACCTCCCAGCGCGACGTCGCGGGCCTGACCGCGACCTTCACCAAGACGGCGGCGGCGGCCGGCGAGTCCGCGATCTCCATCGGCGCGAGCATGACGATGCTCTCCCGGCAGAGGGGGACCCTGGCGGGCGGCTCCATCCAGATGCAGAAGTACACCGACTCGCTGCTCACGGTGAGCGCCGCGGCCGGGGTCTCGGCGCA